CCCTTTAGGTTGTGCGATTTGGGGAAGCCGCTGCCGAATACCCACATAATCTGGTCGCGGATCTCAAACCCGGCCATTTCAATGCCAACCGCCATGTGGTGGTAAGTGCGCGCAGCCGCGAACGACAGCAGGTGACCGCCAGGCTTGAGTACTCGCAAGCATTCGGTTGCCCACTCCAGCGTGAAGGCCTGGAATGCGCGCATGCCTTCGGGTGTCAGGTCATACTTGCCGGCCTCGGCAGCCACTGACCCGTGGCCGCAATTCGGGCCGCAGGCCGAAGCGTGTGAAGGCATGCTGGCCCGGTAAGCGGCTCGAGCCTCGATGTCTTGGCCATCCCAGCTCTTGCCCATGAATCGAATACCGTAGGGCGGATCGGTGACCACGCTGTCGATACTGTTGTCTGGCAGCGTCCGCATCGACTCAATGCAGTCGCCGATCAAAACGCGATGCTGTTTCATGGCCTTGGCCCCTTGTAGATGAAGACGTAGGCGAACCAGAGTGTGGCGATCATGGCGTCACCCGCTGGCCGAGCAGCACGTCGGTGACGATTTCCCAGAGCTGAGCCGGTGACCACTGGTACCGGTCGAAGTCGGTGTCTGGTTGTATGCCGTAGACGCAGGTTGAGTGGGCGCCGGCCGGATACTCGCCGCGCTTCGCCATGATCGTGGCGACTCGGCCATCGCCGCCGGGCTCGGTGCGGTGGTAGTGGTATGCCCGGGTGTTGTAGTCGTTGCCGGCTTCCACGGTAATCGTTCCATCCGGTATCAGGTGCGCGCGGCCGTCTGGCGTCCACGGCCTGCCTCCACCTGGTGTGCGGGCGCCCTCGTGCAGATACAACACGAAGCCGCCTTCGTCGCTGCGCTCCAGCTCAAAGCAGTGATTGATCTGCTTGCCGACGATCACTCTGGAGGTGAAGTTGAAGCGGTGGTCGTGGATCGCCGAGTATTTGAAGCAAGCACGGCGCGGCAGTTCTGGGTGCCAGACATGCAGCCGTTGGCCGCCTTCCAGCTGCACCTGCACAAAGCCCAGGCCGTGCAGGGTGATCTTGTCGGTCATTACGTCATCGATGATGCTCACGGCGTAACCTCCCTGCGAGCCCACCAGCAGACTGGGCCGTCGTCGGTGTCGTGAATGGCCAGGCAGAACCAGCCTTCGCCATCAGGCCGATCCGGCTCCCAATAACTGCAGTCCGGGTCGCCAGCTTCGAAATAGCGCTCAGAGACCGCTTCGTCGCTGTGGTATTCGAGGCTCACCATCTTCACCTGCAAGCGCTGTGCAGCTACCCAGGCCTTGGACTTGTCACCGTCGCCCTCGTCGAAGTCGGGCATATCGGGGTGAGCGAACATGCCGTACTCATCACGCACGACCGGGGCTGGCTGGATCAACTTGATTTCTTCAGGCATGACTTCGTCCTTGCCGCTATAGCGGCTGACTTTGAAGGGGGAGGGGTTACTTGCGGAGTGTTCGAACTGCGTCGTCGTATTTGAGCGGGTCGACGTTTGGGTATTGCTGAACGATTTCCATAAGGCGCTCGCGCTCAGGATCGACAGGCAGACCAGCCGCTATCTGCGCGAGCTGCTCGGAGCTCAGTGGGTTAGGCGAATAGCGCAGGGCTGACTTGTATGCGGCGTCGAGCGCGTCATCCAAATCACCGCCGGCCTTCGTGGCCTCGTTGAAGGCGATGATCATCTTCGCCCGGACGTCGTAGCAGCGCTCAACTGGCATGCAGGCCACCTGCACGCCCTGCGGCTTGGTCAACTGACAAATTCGCTCATCCGCTGCGGTCAGGCGCTGTTGCAGGGCCTCTTCACGGGCAATGGAACAATCCAGGCATCCATCCTGATGGTTTCTCTTGTGAGTGGTGCAATGGCCGCCTTCTCTTCGATTGCTCATACAGCCTCCCTCGTTACCAGATCATGGGCATTCACAGCCGTCATGCCGGCGAATTCTTCGGCGGTTGGCAAATCTTCCAGGCAGGCGAAGATCGGCATTCCCAACTCGCGCGCCCGGTGCACCTCGCCCAGGGTTCCGGCGCTGTATCGCCAGCCATTGATCAGGACAACGGCGTCACATCGCTCCATCAGCGCCAGAGTGCCGTCGAGGAAGAACTGGTCTTGCCCCGGCAGGTCGTCATCGAAGTGTGCGGTGTTGGTGTGAGGGCAGAGCGGGAACCAGCCAAGTCGGGCGGTGGCGACAGCGACGGACCTGGCCACAGCAATGTTCTCGGCGATCAGTTCTCGGGTTGCGGCGCGGTAGGGCCCAGCCACATAGACGACCGGTATTTTCTGTTTGGCTGACACACGGATTTCCTTGCCGGGCCATGCCCGGGCGGTGGAGTTGGGAAGAAGGGAGCGAAATTCCCTATAAAGCGCGGCTATAGATGGTCTTGACGCCAGGCTTGAGTCTCAAATCAAGCCGGAGCGCTACCGCATGAAACAACTCATCGCTGAACTTATGTATCAAGTCTTGATTGAGGTACTGAGCCAGATTTTGCTGCGCCTGGCCGGGTGGATGGCGGCTGTGCCATGGCTCTGATTTACGCCGCGACCGCTTGGCGTTGCTCAATGCGCCAGGGATCATTGGCGCGTGTCAGCGCTGCCATCGGCGGCGGGCTGACGCTGTTACCGCACATGTGCACCTGTTGGGTTTTGGTGAACGGCTTGCCGTCGGCACCGTGGCTGATGATGTAGTCGGCCGGGAAGCCCTGGGCCTTGTACAGCTCGGACGGCTTGAGCATCCGCAGGCAGATGTCGACGATCACATAGGGCGTGCCCTTCACCATGACTGTGACCATCGCCAGGCGGTCCTTGGTGGTGATGGTTGGTGCCGGCGCATCGCAAGCGCTGATGTTCTCGGTGCCGTAGTAGCTGATCAGGAACGCCGCGACCCGCAGAGCCCCAGCTTCGTGTTCCGGTGACAGGGTGAGCGACACCAAAGAACTCTTTCCGCCGCCACCGGCGGTGATGGTAGGCGCCGGCTCTTCCAGGCCCTGGCCAACACTGCCGCCGAATGCCCGCTCCATGAATGCGCTGACCAACCCGTGGTGCTGGCCGCCGGCGCTGACGGTGTGCAGCGGGTCGTTAACGTCCCGTGCGTCGCAGTTGCCGCGCAGGTGCACCAGGTGGGCGGTGGTCAGTGCGTGGTGTTGACCTGTTGTCACGGTGGGCACGGGGCAATCAAGGTCAGTTGGTGCGTGGCCGGTGGTGTTCGTCACCAGGGTGGCGGTCACCAGCTGTTGCTGGCTTCCGGTATTGGTGACAGTTGTCATAGGGTCGCGGATATCCTTCGCGTGGGTGGTGTTGAATCCGCCGTTGGCCTGGATCATCACCGCCGTGCTGACGGCTTGGCCGCCGCTGGCCGTGATGGTGCCGATCGGGCCGCAGATGTCGTTTACGCCGTGGGAGCGGCGCTTGTTTGCACCGGAGCCCTCGCCGTGCCCAGCTTGGACGATGCAGGCCGAAGCCAGAGCGTGCTTCACGCCGCCGGCGACAACCGTGCCCAGCGGTTGGTCCAGGCCTGGCACTCGCGGCTCCTGGCCCGGACGCTCGCCGTACCCCGACTGAATCAGTGTTGGACTGATCAGCGTCAGCTCGCCGCGGTTTGCGCAGGTCACTGTGGGCAGCGGCTCAAGCGGGTCATTAATTCGGTCGCTGCCCTGGTGGGTAGCCGGGGCAATGATCGGGCTGACCACCGAGAAGGCGCCGCCCTTCGGGTAAGAGGTGACGGTGCGCAGCGGCTCATCGGCAGACTGCACTGCCTCGCCGGACCAATTGGCAATCGGCACAATGAATGGCGACGCGCTGTCGATGACAAACTTCTTCATGCCCTTGGCAACGCGGCGCAGGGTGGCCGGGGCCAAGTCTTTCTTGCGGCCGAAGATGCTTTTGCCCAGGTCGTTGAAGTCGATGCAGTCGGCGGCTGTCTTCCACTTCTGCTGGCCCTTGGTGGGGTTCTTGGCGTGGGTTGGCTCCGGCCACACAATCGGCTGGCCGTCGCACCGGGCGATCATGAACAGGCGTTCCCGGCTGGTCGGCGCGCCGAAGTCGCAGGCCTTGATGACCTTCCACTCAACGACATAGCCCATGCCTTCCAGCAGGTCGACGAAGCGGCGCCAGGTGCGGCCGCGCTGCTTTGGATCGGGAATAAGGAACTGCTGGCCCACCGGCACGACCTCACCAGGTGCGGCAACGTCGCCGCCGAGTTTTACTACCCGGCCCGTGACCTTGTCGCGTTTGGCGATCAGCCGGCCCCACTGAAGTATCTGTTTCACGTTCTCCAGGCTGATTACCCGGGGCCGCTTCATGCCTGCCCACTTGAGGCCGATCCACGACAGGTTGCGGATCTCGCGCTTGCGCGGCTGGCCGCCGGCTGCCTGGCTGTGGTGTGTGCAGTCCGGCGACATGTGGAACCAGCCCACGGCCTTGCCGCCACATTCGGTGTCCGGGTCACCCTCGAACACGTCAGTGGTGAAGTGCTTGGCGCCTGGGTGATTCACGGTGTGCATGCTGATGGCTTGAGGGCTGTGGTTCTTCGCCACGTCCACCGTGCGGCCCAGGCCTATTTCCAAGCCGGTACCCGCGCCGCCACCGCCACAGAAGAAGTCGACAACGATCTCATCGTCCTGAGGGTTGAAGCCGAGTCCGTATTGGGTTTTGAAATCGAAGGGATGTTTCTTCTGTTGTGCGGACATAGGGGATCCTTATCGGTATATTTGACCGAATTAATTTTCGGGGGGGCGTTATGATTTGCGCACTTTGCAGGGAAGAAAAAGGCAAGCTTATCGATAGCCACTTTATGCCAGCGGCTGCCTATCCTCATGTTCGAGGAACCGAAGAAACTGGTAGTGGACCACCCGTATTAATTAACTTACGAAGAAAAAGCGCGATCCAAACAGATAGACAAATTAAGCGTCCGCTGCTTTGTTTCGAATGTGAAGATCGTTTTTCAAAAAATGGAGAAAGGAGGATGGGGCAGCTTTGGGCTACTGCGTCCGGGTTCCCGTTACTAGATCTCTTAAACTCTGAGGCAGCAATCTCAAAAGGTGAGAGATTCGATATGTTCGACAGTCGCATGCTGGATGCATCTGTTGTGGATTCGATTTTCTATTTTGCAATGAGTATTTTTTGGCGGGCGCAGGTCTGGGACTGGGGATATGAAGGTGACGCTTACAAGCGCGCGCTGGGAAACCATTACGAATCGGAATTCAGAGGTTTTTTGTTAGGTC